ATCCTTCTCCATCAACTTCTTGGCTTCATCACCCACGCGCTCAAGCACCCACTCACGCATGCGCGGCGACCTGACGCTAGTGATTGCGCCGCCGGTGACTTCCTTGACGATCTGTTCAATCTCAATGAGTTCATCGGAGGCAAATTTAACTGCCGCTTGGCACAGCGGCACATCGACCAACACGCCGCGATCATTGATGCGCTCGTTGACGTGATAGTCTTCTAATTCTTCTGCGCTTAAGTCGCGCATGGCCTTGCTGATTGCACGCATGGCGCGCACGTCCTGCTCACAGTACTGGATCATCTCGGCCATGAGTTCAGGCGAGTCTTTGAATGGCGGCACGCACATCAAACGGATCAGTTGCGCGCCTCTGTGGTCTTTCTTCATGGACGCGCCAGCAAAACGGCCAACGTCCTCAAGACTGCCAGGCGCGCAGTTGGCGCGGGCTTGCGTGGCGGTGCAGTAGAACTGCTCCAACTTGAAGTTTACGCCCAGCACATACCAGAACACCAGCCGCTCAAAGGCCGCGTTGTGCGCCCTGATCTGGCCGGTGTGGTTCCAGACGCCATCAGGGAAAGGACGGTCTGGTGTCCACGTCCTGACTTCGTCGTCATCGAAAGCGTAGGACATACACAACACTTCGGTGCTGATGTCCTGCGCGTAGTTATAGACGCCACGGCTGCGTAGGTCGCAGCGGCTGCGCGTCTCAAAGTCGATCCATAATGTAGGCATTGAAGTCCTCACTCTTCAGCTACTCACTGGGGCAGGCGATAATGCAGAAAACGCCCGCCCCAGTTTTCGCGCCCCCTAATTAAGCCCCGCGACGACGACGACGTGGTTCTTCACTCGTGGGTTCGTCAGCGGCGACTTCCAACTCCGCTGCGTCAGATGCAGTATCGCCGTTTAGCGACGCCCAGTCAACAACGTCAAACACAGGCGTGTGAATGCGACCATAAGTCTTGTGCTGGTAATGCTCTTTCTTAAGCGCAACCATTGGCACAGGCTTGTTCTGGTCCTTGTCCACCTGCGCGGCGATGGCAGTGGCAAGTTCCTGGACAGCCTTCTTACCGCCAACAGATGTTGCCGTGTAGCTCGCCTGCAAGCCTTCGTCTTCGCCGTTCGTGCAAGCCAGCGTAAAGCCGATCTGCATTTCCCAGCCACGTTTGGCACCAGAAGGCGGCGCATCGACTTCCGGCAACGGTTCAGCAACGCTGACCATCTTCTCAGCCAAGACAGTGCCTTCGCCCCATGCGATGTAGCCGTGGACGAAAGAGAACGGATTGATGGCCCAGATGCTATGGTCTTCAACCTCAGTCTGGTCGGCACCAAAGACCCAATGGCCCGTGCGGTCCATCTTGAGGATGACCATGCCGGATGCGGTTGCGTCCGTCTCAATCGACCGCAACGCGGACGAAAGCGAGGAAACAGACGGGAGACCGGCGGTAGAAAAAGCAGTGATATTAGACATTAGTGTATTCCTTATTTTACGTTACTGGATTTTAGCCATCGCCTTTGACAGCGTGTGGCCGATTTGCAACACTGATGGACGGGGATCGCTCTCCGGTGCCAACGTGCTACCACTTGAGACGGAGACCACGAGGTCATCCGGCAATTCTATCTTGGCTTTCTTCAAAGCTTTTTCCGCCATCGCAGGCGACAAGACCTTCGGTTCTTGCAGCGCGTAAATGCCTTGGCTGGTCATCCATTCTTCAGCCGCGTCTTCGTCAACCCACTGGCGTGTGGCGCGCTTGTTAACCAGCTTCCATCCAGGGATGGCTTTGCCTTCTTCAATCAGCCCCTGCGCCAACTGCTGGAGGTCTTTCAAGAACGCTTCGATCTGCGGCAGTTGGTCAAGGTAATGGCCGATCTGGTCGATAGGCAGCGCGTCTATCTGCGCCTTCAGCGCGCGGTCTACAGCGCCAGTCATGATGGGACAGACAGGCTTGGCGGCGCACCACTTGCAGTGGTCGCCTGACGCCAGCGGTGCTTTAGGCTTCATCGCTGTCTTGACGGCCTTGACCAGTTCCTTCTCAAACGCATCGACGCGGTCAAGCGATGTCAACCACCGCTTTACATAGGGCGGCTGGACGATGACGAGTTCGACTTCTGTTGCGCCGTCGAAGACCCACTGCGTTTCCGGCGTTCGCCTAGCAGCCGCAGCATAAAAGAGTAACTGAGCGTTCTCTTCGGCTTCGACTGCAACGCCAGAACCAAATTTCCAATCCAGCACAACAGCGCGGCTGCCAATGCGGCCAATAAGATCGGTGGAACCAAAAACGTCAGGTAACAGATCGCCAAAGCCAACCCTGTTTTCGACCGCATATTCCATCTCCAAATTAGGATCGACTTCCATTAGCCCTTTTAACGCGACGGTCAGCTTGTCGTCGATCAAGTCTTGCGTCAGCACGATGTCGTTGTGCTTGCGGCCCAGATAGTTTTCTGGTGTACCTTTGCCGTCGAGGATGTCCGCGATGGTGTCGTGCAGCAGGGTGCCTTCGTCGGCGTAGCTGCTGCTTGGTTGTGGTGGCATCTTATCTACCAGCGCCACGCTGCCGGGGCAGGCAATGACGCGCTTGGCGGTCGAACCGCCGACGATCTTAGAATGTTGCATTACTGTACCTCACTGTATTGTTTGGACCCCCACCATACACGTAACAAAAAATGGCGCAACCCCCTTGCCATAAAAAGTTTGACCGCGTATTTAAGGGCGTGACACCAAAGGAGCAAAACATGACACAAGATTATTCTGTAAAGGTAACTATCCGAAACGGGCGCATTTTATCCCGTATGCGCGCCTTGGGCATACGCAACCAAGCCGATTTGGCCCGCAAAGCAGGTACTAGTATTGCAACGGTCAACGCTATCATTGCGTTGCGAAGCGCGCCAGCTAAACAAAACGGCGATTGGGTAGAGACGGTATATCGCATAGCTGCGGTATTGAATTGCGACCCCGAAGATTTGTTTACCGATGTCCAGAAGACATTAGCCATCAAGCAAAACTCTTGCGAGGTGTATATGTCTGAACCCGACGTGATGCGGCTGACCGCTAACGGAAGCAGTGTTACAATAGACGACGCTATGGACATTCAGAAATTAATATCTTTGGAACCCAAAGAGCGCACACGAAAAATTATGGAGATGCGCTTGCAAGGTGCAACATATGAACAGTGCAGCGAAGAATTAGGCGTTACTGGAACGAGGGTGCGTGATCTTGAGTTACGGTTTATAAGAGAAACCAAATCACGCATTCGCCGAAACAGATTGGCACTTCCATGACTGAGAAAGAAATTGAGGCGTACTTCGCCAAGCGCGTCAAACAGATGGGCGGCAAATCGTACAAGTTTCGCAGCGTGACGCAGCGGGGCGTGGCCGACCGCATTGCCTGTATGCCTAACGGGCAGGCGTGGTTTGTGGAATTGAAGAAGCCCGGCGGGCGTCTGTCGGCGCTGCAAGAGATATTTGCAGAAGAGATGGCGCACACGGGTCAGCATTATGCGTGTCTGTGGTCAAAAGAAGAGGTGGATTTGTGGTGCAGCCGTTTCAGTTAAGACCATATCAGATAGCCGCGTCTAATTTTCTGTACGAGAACGACACGGCTATGGTCCTTGCGCCGGTCGGCGCGGGCAAGACGGCCATCACGCTGGCCGCGATGCAGATGATGACTGAAGACAATGTCGTCAAACGGTGGCTGGTCGTGGCACCGAAGCGCGTCTGCGTCGAGGTGTGGCCCATCGAAGCGCCGAAGTGGTCTAGGCTTAGTGTTGCGCTGGCGGTTGGGACGCCAGCGCAACGGGACGACGCGCTGAACAACGATGCCGATGTCGTGGTTATCAATTATGATAACCTGCAAAAGCTGACCGACCTGTCGCGGTTTGACGGCATCGTGTTTGACGAACTGACACGGCTGAAGAACCCGTCAGGCAAACGCTTCAAGGCCATCGAAAAGCTGATTAAGAACATTAAGGTGCGCTGGGGCCTGACCGGATCGTTTACGTCAAACGGCCTTGAGGATGTCTTCGGCCAGTGCAAGATCATCGACCAGTCGCTGCTGGGCCGGTCCAAGGGTGCGTTCTTGCAGCAGTATTTCCACTGCATCAACCGCGACTTCGGCCAGTGGGAGCCAGCGGCTGACGCGCTGCCGAAGGTCATGACGCGCATCAAGGACGCGACGTTTGTGCTGGAGCCTGGCGAGTACGCCGACAAGCTGCCGCCGTGCCACACGGTCGAGTTGCGCTGCAAGCTGGACAGCCCTGCGCCGTATGATGAGATGAAGAAGACCTTTGTTGCCAAGTTTGCAGACGACCGCGTCATAGCCCAAAACGCAGGCGCGCTGACAACCAAGCTGCAACAGATGGCGTCTGGGTTCGTGTACAACCGCGAAGGGCCGGTGCTGGTGCATTGGTTCAGCACACACAAGTTTGACCGGCTGGACGAACTGCTGGAGGAAAACCAGCACACTAATACGTTGATCTGGTACAGCTATCAGGAAGAGTTGTCGGAACTGAAGCGCCGCTACCCGTTGATCCAGACGGCGGACGACGTTGATGTCGTCGCCCGCTGGAACCGTGGCGAGATACCGTTGCTGGCGGCGCACCCGAAGTCCTTCGGCCACGGCATCAACTTGCAAGGCCAGCAGCACATGGTGTTCTTGTCGCTGCCGTGGTCGCTGGAACTGTACGAACAGGCCGTTGGGCGTCTGCACCGTGGCGGTCAGAAGCACGACGTTTGGGTCTACGTCATGATGACGGAGAAGACGATTGATGAACGCATCTGGGCGGCGCTGCATGACAAGCGCGCCATATCAGACATCGCGCTAGAGGAATTGAAAGATGAATAGAATACACTGGCGGACGCTAACGGCGGGCCTGAAGGAACTGACCGAAGCAGATGCCTTGCGACTGCTGGAAGAGGAAAAGGCGCAACACAAACGTCCTGCCATCGCCCGGCGGCTGCACCAGCGATACTGTATGCTGCGGATGGCCCGCGAACGTGATGAACTGATGAAGGAGTTGGGCGCATGAAGGACGCCATCAACCCCGACCACTACAAGGTCGGCGGGATCGAAACGATTGATTATCTTGAGGCCAAGATGACGGCAGAGCAGTTTGAAGGCTACTGCGTTGGCAACGCCCTAAAATACATCAGCCGCGCCGGTCATAAGAACGACGCGGCTGAAGATTACCGCAAGGCGATTTGGTATCTAAAGCGGATTATTCGTCAGTAGTCCCGTCGTAGACGCACTGCCCACGGAAGTAGGCGCGCTCGTTGATGACTTCGACCAGTTCCGGCGGCAGGAGTATCCCGTCCTTGAACGATAGGACCGCGAAGCCAGACGTGTGCGGGCTGGGGTTGTTCTCCGCGTAATCGAACTGCGGGCCGTGCGGGTTGGACAGCGTCCCTGTGTCCACACCGTAGCGCCTGCCGTTATAGTCCGCCCACGGTGTCACAGCGAGGCGATGCAGGTGGCCGGTGACGATGGAGCGACCGGACTTCAAAGTGTTGTTATACGTGGCATGGATACCGTTGTGGTAGCGGTGCTTGACCATCACGTTTTCGTTGACCATCGTTGACCAAGCGAAGTCCCAGCGGTCAAACTTTTCATCTAGACGGTTGAGGACGCCTTCATATTCGGCAGAGTTTGTCACTAGCGCGCGGTCAAAGC